GGGAGACCCGCTAGTTACTACCGTGTAAACGGTAGTTGCGCTGCTGCTTTTGGCAGTGCGCTGATACGGTTCTCCGTATCTTCACAACCCTTCGGAGATAACACATGTTTAACCGTTCCCGTACTAAAGGCAGTTTGGTTTCAGCACTCTATGGGCAATTCACGGAGTATCCATTTTCCTGCGCGAATCGGTATGAAACCGACCCCGCCTGGACTTTGTATTATCCGACGAAAGTCTTTAGTGGTGACAAGACCGTAACTGACGATTTTATTGGTTCGGGATACTGGAAACGCAAGAAGCGTGGCGAGATTGTAATTAATTCTTTCCAATCTCTTCGTCAGCAACATAAGCTGACCGGAGTTACCGCTATAGTGCAAACCAGTATAGCTGATTTTTGTTCGGGACCTTCTACAAAGAAGATTTACCGCTACAAACTCAACTTTGGCATGTATTATGTATTCGCAGCTGGGTCTGTTCAGAGTGGTACTACTACCCTGTTGGACCAAACTGAGCTTACTAATCTCCGCACCGAAGTTTTAACGAAGTGTCTCGCCGATCGTCAGAAAGGGCTTGCTAATCTTGTTGAAAGCTTAGCTGAGCTCGATAAGACGGCCGGTATGCTGCGTGCCCCTTTGGAAAATGTGACTAAATTCATCCGTAACTTTAAAAAGTCTCGGAAGATTATAAATCGCATTCACCGCAAGGGTCATATTGCAGGAGATATCGTTACATTTGCTTCGTCTGAATGGCTTCGGTTCCGTTATGGGATTACTCCCTTAATGGCTGATGTCAAGGCGGTTGTGAAAACCCTTCGTCAAACGTGGAACAAGCAGGAGACTCAACTTGTACGTAGCCGCGCAAGCGGCCAAACATACAAGACGTCCTTTGCAAGTGGTACGTGTGGCGATGCCCCCTACTTCGCGATTGCTTATACTGACTCACGTGCGCAGACCTATTCTGTAAGGTCTGTGTATTATGATAAGTATAAGCCGACACCTTACAATGAGCTGGGATTTACATTCCATAACATTGCTGTTGTCGCTTGGGAATTAACCAAGTTCTCGTTTGTAGTGGATTGGTTCGCTAACGTTGGAGATCTTCTCTACGCTAACGTTCCAAGGGTCGGTGTTGAGTCCTGCGGCGGCGCCTATACTACTCGTGATATCAAAACAAGCCTTATAGCTTGCGGTGGTGTCACGGATACAAATGGCGGCGACGGTTGGATTTTCACCGGAAGTTGCAGTGATGCGTATCAGGTAACTGATACTCTTACGAAGCGCGAACCCTTCGATGTTGGTATGTCCGGTTTAGTGATCAAAAACGATTTTCGTTTAGATCATTTTAATCGGGCTGCCGATGCTATGTCTCTGCTTTCGCAGTTTCTTAGCAGCATCAGTTTTGACCAACAACCTGGTGTTAAGTTGGGTTTGCGTAATCATTTCTAAACCACCATCAATTAAAGGGATTATCCCTCATGTCTTTGACAGTCAATGCAAAAGCTTACACCCTTGACACGTACCCCAGCAGTAATGCTGCGGCTTACGTGGGCCCTGCTCATACGGCTTCCGTGAAAGATGATCTTCGCGTTAGTCGTACTGCAGCAAAGCCCTCGACGGCGTTTTCAGGTGTAATGCGTCAGGCGTTTAAGCTCACTAGGACCCATACTCTTACCGGTGCTCTTACGACCACTGGTGATAGTATCTCCGAAATGAGTTTCAGTCTCCCGGTGGGTGTTGCTGCTGCCGACATTGATACCATTTGTGCCGATCTTGGCGCGTTCATTGCGACCGCGGCTTTCAAGACAATGGTAAAGAGTCAGGTTATCAGTGGTTGACCCGGATGCTGGCTTACAAGCCGACACTCAGGAAAATCACCGACTACCGGAACTCTTAACCGTACCAAATATGAAAATATCTGGAAACGTCTTGGTGGGTACGATTTTGTTTCTCGTACTCGTGATCGTCATTGGGCCGTTCATTTCGTTCGGCCTTCAATATAAAGGAAATCGTTATGAAATCCCCGTTATTGAAGCATCTTCGTCGGTGCAACAACAACCTTAAGAAGGATTCCTTTAGGAATTATGGAACCTTCTTACGATCCCTGTTGGGGTCTATTGATCACGATCATGCTCGAAGCCTTCTTGTTCTTTTGGAGGCTTCTAATTACAATGGCATGATCGAGCTCGCTGATTCAATCTCGTCCACAGTGTTTCGGACGGCAGGTGAACATCGCCTGCTGAATCAGTTGTCTGCAGTTATAAGGAAGTATCCGTTCCCTGAAGGGTCAGTTAAGTTTGATCCTAGGGGAGCGGCTACTGAAACTTTCTTAAAATCCGAACGCTCTTGCGCCAGGATGAATAAGAAGTTTCGTCTCTATGATACTCTTAGAGCACCTTACGAAAACGAGCTCTCTCGAGCCCGTAATTGGATCAGATATGTGTTAGGGGAATTGAACCTCCCCGATATCTGGTCAAACTGCGACTTTGGACCGGGTGCATCATTAGGACTGAAAGGTGGTGTAACTAATTCGGCGAGAAAACTTCTCTCTCCGGATTGGACCCTAAGCCCTAGCGCCTTCGACTACGCACGTTCTTCTATAATGCAGGACAAACTTATCTGGGAACTGTTGTTACAGCGTCCCGGTAGTCCTCATTATTCCTTGGACCCCGATCTTCTTAGATCGAAGTTCTTGGAGAAATGCGTATTTGTCGAACATAATAAGATAGCGTTTGTGCCCAAGACAGCTAAGACCGAAAGGACTATAGCTGTGGAACCTTTGCTCAATGGGTATGTCCAGAAAGGAGTCGACGTGGTTATGCGTAAAAAGCTTAAGCGCGTCGGCATCGATCTGAGTGATCAATCTCGGAATCAGGAGTTGGCCCGTCAAGGGTCTCTCCCCGAGAAAGATCCATATGTCACCATCGACCTTTCTTCTGCTAGCGATAGCATTAGTATAGGCCTTTGTCGTCATATGCTACCCCCAGACTGGTTTGATTTTCTTAACAGTCTGAGATCGAAGAGTTATCTTCTTGACAAGCGTCTTACACGCTACGAGAAGTTCACTTCGATGGGCAACGGTTTCTGCTTTCCACTCGAGACGCTGATTTTTGCGTCGCTTTGCGAGTCTGCTTATCAGTTATCCGGCACCGTTCCTGATTACTCAGTGTACGGTGACGACATAATTGTTCGGCAGTCAATCGCGCCCCAGGTACTACAGCTTCTGCGTACCTGTGGTTTTAAAGCCAACATGAAGAAGACCTTTATATCGGGTCCATTCAGGGAGTCTTGTGGAGCAGATTGGTTTGAAGGCGAGGATGTAAGACCCATAAGTCTTGATTATGCTTTCGATTCTATCGAGAACATTTTCAAGTTTTGCAATCTTCTAGAGTCGAAAGGTACATGGAAATGTATCTTCTATGAGGCTAAGCAATTTTTGCTTACTCTCATTCCGAAAGATCTGTTCTTCTGTCGCCCTTACAAGGGTAACGTGGATCAGGCTCTTGAGGTTCCTCTAGATGTCTTCCTATCTTCTCCCTACGCCAAGTGGAACGTTCACACGTTTACATGGAGTTGGTTAGAGATAAGAAGGTCTGCTTGGCCTGATAATTTGGTCAAGCGTGTTGCTGGCTACAACCTAGCCCTTATGAGGGGAGCATTAACCGGTAGTACATCACCTGTCCCCTTCGCCGAGCGCCGTAAGGCGCGCACAAAGATAACCAGAATTTCCTACTCTTCTTCATCGACTTTAAAACCGATGTCGGGTAGTATAGGTTATCGACTCTTACCGGTTTAACAGGTAGAGTCCTTGCGGCGGGTATGACACCCGTCGTGTTTTCATTCGGAAAGCTGGTCCGCATCGTTTGTTTTTGCGTACTACTCTTACCAGAGGGTCCCGATGTCTTGGGATTAGGGGAAATTTGCA